CCTGCCATAATCAGTAACCACCTTCATTTCTTTCAAATATTTTTTTAATGACTCAGATATTACTTTTAATCTGACGATTGTTTCTTTGTCATTCATCTTGGTTTTTGAAATCTGTTGATTGATATATCTAAGCGTTGTCTTTACGTCTTGGAACGTAAACGTTACACTTTCCAGATCCTTTTCTGATATCTTTTTATTTTCTAACACGTTTTCGCAAACATACTCACATTCGAATGTATACCCACACAACTTACAGCATCCTGGACACTCTGCGATATTTCTGTCTGCTTTGTATTTCTCAATGATTTCATTGATATTACATTGATATTTCTCGTTATAAGCACACTTTGTAATTTCCTTATGCTGTTGTGTTGGCTTCCATCCTAATGGCGTATTTTCACACCTATAACGGCAGTTACTTGGATGATCACACAATCTGCAACAACCAGAACACGGTCCATTTGTATCTAAATGTTCCTGTTGTCTCTGGATCAGCTTCGTATGACAGTTCTTTGAATTATCATACTTACACATTATCTTTGCATTTTCTTTGGAATCTTCCTTAATCTCCTTTACCTGAGATAATTTGATATCTTCCTGACCTGAAAGATCTCTCTGTATCTCATCTGGTAGTCCTGCCATTTCATTTGCAATAGATACTGGCATACTTCCATCCTTAAACTGTTCTTTTGCTTCATCCACAAGATTCCTGTTAATACTCTCTAATTGTGCAACTTTCGTTCCTGAAACGCCTAAAATTGTTGATATCATCTTTCTCATATCCGTCGATGGTATCTTTGTCTCATTTTCTTTTGCATACTGCTCTAATAAGATTCTAAGCTTTGCTGTTTCCTGCATCTTCTCGTATTCGGTTCTTTCCCTCTGCGTGGAATTACTTAAGATCAGATTTAATTTACCAATCGTACTTGTCGTGTCTTCCACAACACACGGAACAAATTCAAATTCTTTTATTCCAAGCTGTTCAACATTATAAATCGTTGCCAATCTTCTGCGGTGCCCTTCATTCACCTCATACTCATCTATGTCCGTCTTTCGGACACGCAACGGATTCTTTATCTCTCCTGCAATTCTGATTGCAGCTGCAAGCTTCTCAATCCCTTCGGTGTCATAAAAGTTATCTGGACTAGGTTTTAGCTTGGTATAATGGATCATTTGTACTCTTGGAGCAGCTTTCTTTTTTTCCTGTGATTGTTTCTGCCCGATGCTTTTTAAAATGTCATTCATGTCCATACTGCACCTCCTGAATCAATTCATCCGTGAAATCGTTATAATCACGGCATGCATTCTTGGTACTTCTGCACTTTCGAAGCGGCATCCTTCTGTATGTAGAATAGTTTACGGATGCACAATCTCTGATCAAGCTCTTGAATATCGGATACTGGTGCCTGTTTACCAGATCAATCAGCCCGATCTTATTTGCTTTTGTCGGTTTCCAAAGTGTTATCAATACCTTATACTCACACTCTGGTGCAAGATCCAAGATGTCCTGAAAATGTTCATCAAAGAAAGCTAATCCATTAATGCTGTTCTGATCCAGTTTCACTGGAACCACACAAAGATCTGCAGCAACAAGTGCAATCTTCGTATACAGTTCAAACGTCGGATGACAGTCAAGGATCACATAATCATAACGATCTTCACCTAACTGATGGATCTGGTCCTTTAATTCAATTGGACTGTAAATCTTTACAAATTCTAATTTCCGGTCAGCCTGAACAATATCCAGATTCTTGAATTTTGTTCTTCTGATCGCAGTTTCCAAGGTATACATTCCCTGGAGGACTCCTGTTAAGCTTTTTTTCTTTTCATCATACTTTCCGTAGAAATATGATGCATTCCCCTGAGGATCGCAGTCGATCAGCAAGGTTTTATACCCTCTTTCACTAAGATTATAAGAAAGATTGACTGCTGTGGCGGTCTTTCCAACTCCGCCCTTATAATTCATAATCGTTATTACCTTCATATTCTTTATCCTCCATTATCTTTCTGTGGAATTTCTTAAGTTCTTCTGCATCATGCTTCAAGTGTTTTGATTCATTCAGCACATACAGATCATAATTCCCACACTTTGGACATGCACAATCCAAAGAAACCGACCAAAATCGTTTCTTGCATACCGGACAGAGGTTATCCCAAAATGGTTCTGTAAAATCTGTTGTGTTGTCTGTATACTTTCTTTTCATAAGCTGTTCCCTTGAAAAAATCCGCAAATAATGGTATAGTTAATTTGTTTGAAAAATATATTTTGCGGATTTTCGCAGGAAGGGTGCTCATCAGAGTACCCTTTTTTATTTGTGATAAGGTACTTTTTCCGATCTGGTAGATACTTTTAAAAGCATTTCAATACTTTTCACTGCTGATTTACCTTCGCTATCCAATTCTTTCATCACAATATCTCTCATAAATCTTAAGGCTGCAGCCGCAAGCGGTGCTGTAAATGGATTCATTGGTGTTATAACTTCATTGATCATATTTACATATTCCACTGCAACTTCACGATAACCATCCAGTGATTTCGCAGGCGCACCGTCAACCGTAGCTTCTAAAATCTTCTTAATCATTTCTTTCTGTTTTTCGTTTGTCATTTTTCATTTCTCCTTTACACTTTCTTTAGCAGATGACTCTTTGAAGTGACCAGCTGTATGTAATTGTTAAAATAAATACTTATGGAGTTTCGTTTTCTGGTTACTAATAATAAAAGTTCATATTGACAGTTGTATGGGGTATTTGCTGGTCCTATCATTGAGTGATAGTCAAAGTCTTTCTGCTTTCTCTGGTCACTTCAAAGAATCATCTGCCATTAACTTGGTTTACTAAAAATTTAAGATAAATACCTTTCTTTTCATTTATCTGATTGTGTTTTAATTAACCTTGGATTATTTCATCAACTCTCCAATATTAATCATTGATTTATTATCACCGCTGACCTTTGGAACTTCTCCGTTCCATTTTTTGATCCACTGCTGTGCCAAAATTTTATTTGTCAGCTGTTTTTCAAGAATCTTGTTCGCATCTGCTTCAGCTTTGGCATTAATTACTTTTGTTTGAGCATCCTTCTTTGCTTTCAGTCGGTTTTGTTCTGCTGTCTCAACTCTCTTTTTCGCCACTGCTTCATCTGCGATCGCTTTCTCAATCTCATCACCTGCGTTCATATCTTTTATGGTCAATTGGATTAATTCCACACCTTCTGATTTCAACATTTCCTGAAGATCTTTGCTTGCCATCTTATAAACTTCATTTTTCTTGGCTCCCAAAACATCTATGACGTTGTACTGAGTAACTACAGTCTCAATTGATTTCTGAGCATAATTGCTGATGATATTTTGTTTCAGGTTGTCCAGTGTCGTGTATCTTTTGTACACCTTAAATGCATCTTTCTGGTTCACTCTGAATTTGACATTCACCTCGGATGTTACAAACTGAGCATCCTTGGTCTGGACATTTACCTTCTTGATCGTTCTTTCTTCTACTGTTGTAGGAATCAGAAAGACCTTATCAATCGGGCTTTTAATCGCAATTCCTTCATTCAATGTTTTGTCACTGGTTCCACCAACTGCAGACCATCTGATACCAACATTGTTGCTTGGTACATATACGATGCACATACTCAATAAAAATACAGCTAACGGAATAATACCTAATAATGCTGCTTTCTTTGATTTTCTTGATTCTCCATACTGATCAACGCATCCGGCTACGATCAATATAGCTGCAATTACAATCATTGCTGCTCTAAACAAAAATATAAACATGTTGTTTTTCTACCTTCCTATGTATCTAAATTTATCTCAGATTCGAAAGATAGGTATTTATCTGGTTTTATAACAACACTTTCGTGTTATAAGCTACTTCATAATTTTTGTTCTAATAGTTACTGCTTGTTCATTCAGCATTCCTTCCACTGTATCAGCTATATGTTTATCTTCTTCGTCCATCTCTTTTGTAATTGTACGATTTAAATATCTCAATACTGCAACAGCAATAGCTTCTGACAACGTATTTACCGTTCCTGTTGCCTCTGTAATCTCATCTAAGTAAATGGCAGCAACTTCTAAAAATGCCCTTGCCGTCGTTCCATCTCCAGCTTTTGATCTTCCTGTCTTTGCCTTTACCACTGCCGTTGCTAATTTATCATTTATCAATTCATGCTTTGCCTGGTTCATCTTATACCTCCTATTGTCTATTACCTTATGCTCCTTTGAACACAACATCCTTCCAGGATGCTTTTTTACTTTCTTCTTTTTCTTCAAACTGGCTCATCGGGATTCTGATCAGCTTTCCTAATCGGAGTGCTTCGATCTCTCCATTTTGTACCAGTTTTGTTACCATTGATCTTGAACAGCTCATCTTTTCGGCAAATTGTGCCGGGGATAAATACAACTCATTTTTCTTCTGCTCTTTGAGTTCTTCGATTTGTTTTTCCAGATGCTCAACTCTTTCTTCTAGGTACATTGCTCTCCCTCCTTCTAAATCAAATGGTTAAATTCCAATATGAATTAATAAGTTTGGTAAACACAAGTAATTTATAATTCCATACATCAATATTTCTATAGTCAGAAGCTCTCTTTTTATTTCTCTTAAGGGATCTTCTTCTTTTATGTTTACCAATGATTTAATGAATACTCCTATTTCTAAAATTGTAATTCCTGCTATTATTAGTCCTGCCATTCTTATTTTCCTGGCCTCCAACTTACTTCAATACTGCTTTATCTTTTGCATATAAATAAGCTTTATCTAATACCGTTTTTACATCTGTAATCGTTAATTCCTTTGTCGCCAGAAAGTCAACTACTTCCATTGCAATCCCTCTGTTTCTTTGATAATCTTCTTTTGCTTTTCTCATTGTTTTTATTCTTTTTTCATGTACACTATCCATCTTTCTTACCTCCCTGTCATTTTGTTGACTTGTCAATTTTTAACTCTTTTCGTATAATTTACTTACAGGGCACTGCCATGCCCAAGTCTTACGAAAGGAGGACATCATTTTGGCAACACATAAAGATTTATCTAATTTTTCAAATGCGGATTTGGCTAAATATCAGCATCTTCAATTAAAAATCGCCGAACTCAAAGCCACTCTTACCACAGAACAAGCTAACATGACGGTCCCGCAATCTGTAACTATAAACATTAATAATTTATCGGTTCAACTTCCTGAAATACCAAAACCTAAAAAACTTACTTTCGCTAATGTCTTAGACTTTTTAACCGCTGTTATGAAATCCGCTCCCGTTTTTCTTCCAAAAATTATCGAAATTGTTGAATCTATATCACATCATATTCACTAATTTTTAGCTCTCCGTCATCATTTCGGAGAGTTTTCTTTTTAGTTCCATATATTCCATCGATAAAATCATCGTTGCTCCAACTCCGGCTGCATTTACAACAGTATTTTTTCCAAAAACTTCGTTAATACCATCCTCAACAGACTGTTCCAAAAAACGTTCAATATTTCTTTTTTCAATTTCTCTTGAAGTAGGATTCTTGTATGCTTTTTTCTCTCTTCTAAAAGTCATATAAGCTATGATTGACACCATTTTCTGAATAATCTTTTCTTGTACACTTAGCTTTCTTATTTGCATTATTGCTTTTTGTCCATTAGATTGTTTTCGTATATCAACCGTCCACTTCTTTCTAAATCGTGGATCAAATCGAATTTGATTTATCTCTTGCATGCTTCTTCACCTCTCTGTTAGATAGCTCTATTTTTAGTCCATAAGAATTAATAGATAAAAAATCCCAAAAAATACTCCTGCTTTCCAACCATATATTGCTCCAAGAAAAATACATGTTGCTAATATTTCAATGTATATCTTCATAAGAACTCCTACTTAGTAAAATCACGTTGAAATTTCTCCTTCAGGCTTTGTTAATTGAGTTAAAAGCTTATATCCAGGACAACTCTTCTCTCCACATGAATAGTTGTCCTTTTTTGTTACCCAGCATTTACAACTCTCTCTTAATTTCTGACCACAATTTACACAGAAATTTGCTTCTTTCTTATTTTCATGATTGCAATTTGGGCAAATGGTTTTCTTGTATTCGGTGCTTTTGAATTTGTTTTCTTCAAATCTTGATTCCTTGCTTACCATTTCAATACTTTCCAACCAATTACCTTTACAATCTGGCATTTCTTCACAATAGCTACATGCTTCTGCAAAATTTGCAGTTCTTTCATCTAATGCTTGCACTCTTAATGAATGCATATGTCTCAACGCGCATCGGATACCTCGATTTCTTATTTCTTCTTCCGTCATCTTCCTCACCTCCCTGTCATTTTGTTGGCTTGTCAATTTTTGACTCTTTTCGTATAATTAATTTACAGGGCACTGCCATGCCCAAGTCTTACGAAAGGAGAGTGTTATGAAAAAATCAGAACTAAATTCTATTTGTGAAGAGATCTATAGTCGTCAAATGACTGATTTAAAATCCAAAATTAAAGAAATTCTACTCGAATCTCGTGATGAATCATCTAATTTTGAAGAATTTTTCGCTACATTTACCGCGAATACTATTCCAATTCTTTGTAAATCATCCATTGACTCTACGATTGATGTTTTACAAAGTGCAGATCTTCTTAAGATTGAAGATGATTAATCTGATCTGCTAATTCTTCACAAATTGTATCGATATCAATTTTTTTAGTTTGTTTTTTATCTACCCAATGACTTAAACAAACTAATACTGAAATAACTGTGCTTATTAAAATGAGTACAGTTATTTTAGTATCTTTTGATTTCATTTCTTCCTCACCTCCCTGTCATTCTATTTTGTTGACTTATAATCATCTTTTAGATTAAAAAAAATTTTTTCTTTTTGTTCTAAAGACTTAATCTCAAGTAACTCACATAATGCTGATACTTCACTTGTCTTAAATTCCTGTTTATTATCAATTTTTAATGATAATCCATAACTTGAAAGACCCAAACGTTCTGCAACGTATTTTAATTTAAAGCCTTTTTCTTCAATTAATCTACGAAGTTCTTTTGAATCTGTCATTATTACACCTTCTTTCTTGTTTTGTGATGATTTTAAATCATCTGCCATTATAATAACACTGGGTAGATTCAAAGTCAACTATCTTTTGTTATTTCATCAAAAAATATTGATTTAAAATCTTTTTAGTGGTATATTTAACTCATCAATTATAAAAAGAAGGTGATATTTGTGCCTGATATAGGGAAAAGAATAAAAGAAAAACGTATAGAACTTGGAATAACTCAAGAAGATCTTGCTTCCAAGCTTGGATATAAAAGTAAAACTACTATTGCAAAAATAGAAAATGGAACTAATGATATAACTCAAAGTCGTGTTGTAGATTTTGCAAATGCATTGAATACAACTCCTGCTTATTTAATGGGATGGGAAGATTCTGAATCACAATCAATTCCTACATTAAATAAAAAAGATGAAAGAGATATTGCCAAACGCCTGGAGCAGACTCTCGATCAGTTAGAATCCGATCAGGATGGATTGATGTTTTCCGGAGAGCCGCTTGATGACCAGACAAGAGAATTATTAAAAGCAAGTCTCCAGAACAGTATCACAATCGCAAAAATCAATGCTAAGCAAAAGTTCACACCAAAGAAATACAGAGATAAAAAATAAAAGGAAGTGATTCATTGGATATTCGTAAAAAAACACGATCATTAAAGAAAAAATATGGCACGAATAATCCTTTTGACATTGCTCAGCATTTAGGAATAAAGGTTATATTTGAACCATTGGGAAGTATAAGCGGATACTATAATAAGCAGCTGCGCATGAAGCAGATCCACATCAATCACGATCTTTCCGAACATGACCAGCTATTTACATGCGCCCATGAATTAGGTCATGCGATCATGCATCCTGATGCTAATACGCCATTTTTAAGGAAATGTACTGGTCTCTTGATTAGTAAGATGGAGATTGAAGCAAACAAATTTGCGGCGGAGCTTCTGATCGATGATGAAGTTTTCCTTGAATTTCAGGAATTTACGACGAATCAGATCGCACTGGCACTTGGGTATAGTGAGGAATTGATTCGATTGAGATTGAAATAGATTTATTTTGTCAGAGTCTGACAAAGTTACTTTATAACACTTTTCACATAGGAGAATAATGCATGGATACAATTTTACATAAAATTTCTCATAGTAATAAAATGCCAGTATTATTTATTGGCTCTGGTATTTCCAAAAGATATCTTTGGAAATATCCTAACTGGAATGAATTGCTTAAATTATCCTTTTCACAGTTCTGTAAAGATGACTTTCAATTTCAAAAATATGTTGATACCTTTAAACGTCAAGGTCTCTCCGACTTTGAAATAAATACAGCTCTTGGAACCGTAATTGAAAGAGAATATAATAACGCATTTTACGACCGCAAAATAAAATTGAAAGTTGGAAATAGTCGAAACCCTAGCTGGGTAAAACGTGGAATATCTCCATATAAAATGTTTCTTGCTAACTATTTTAAGAAAATGAAACTTAATCGTAATCCAAAATTATTAAAAGAATTGGAAGAATTTAAAAAACTGAAAAACAAAATTTCTGCTGTTATTACAACAAACTATGATTTATTTTTAGAAAACTATATTTTCCCAGGTGATTACACTGTTTTTACAAGACAGCATGAATTATTTTCTAAGGATAGTTATAACATTGCAGAAATCTATAAAATTCACGGCTCTGCAAACGATGCTAATACTATTATGATCACAGAAAAAGATTATGCTGAATTTAATGAATCCAGAAAATTATTTATTGCAAAACTTTTAATTCTATTTTCTGAATCACCAATTATCTTCATGGGTTATTCTTTTAAAGATGAAGATATTCAGTCCATCATTACTGATTTTCTATCATGTTTAACATCTGATGAATTAGAAAATATTGAGGAACATTTTATTTTTATTAGCTATAGCGAAAACCAAGAAAAACTAAATGAAATTAATCGTGTTATCACCACGAAAAACAGAGATGATATTCCTATTACAGAAATAGCAACTGATAATTTCCTTGAAGTATTCAAAATTTTAAATGAAATTACCCCTGGTATTTCTCCTAAAAAAATTCGCGAGACCAAGAAAATTGTCAAAAAAATTGTAGATGAAAGTGCTTCTTCTCCTGAAGCTGAATCTATTATTGTTGGAATTGATGATTTAGATCAACTTGATTTATCCACCAAACCTCTTGCAGTTGCTATTGGTTATAAAGAATCTGTTTTAAATTCTGTTGGATATGGAATTTTCAGTGATGATCAGATTTTCGAAGATATTCTTTATGATAACAAGAATTTTGATCCGACGGAAATGTGTATATCAAGATTTAAATCAATTCCAACCACCAGACTTTTACCTGTATATAAATATTTTTCTAAGAGC